CCCAAAGTCTCCGCTTAACTATATGCCTGAAGATTCTCAAGTTGAGTTTTATGGTACTTGTCCTGGTATGTCAGTTTTTCGATCTGACGTCAAAGTAACGCCTATTAGTGAACATGTTACGGAAGTTACAGGACAGCCAAATGTTTTTCGATCACCAGTTGTTGAGCCACAATATTATGGTTGGCAAACTTGTTTGGAAAATTTAGCCGTGCCTGCTCATCCATATGATCCTGATTTGCTTATTATGGCAATTAAGGATTATAAGGAAGACATGTTGCCTATTTTCCGTTCCAAATTGTGGAACAATGTGCGACCAATGACTGCTCATGAGAGTCTTAATGGGATTCCTGGAAAGAAGTTCATGGAAGCGATGAAGTTGAATACATCTGTTGGGTTTCCTATTGGTGGACCTAAACGCCGTTTCGTTACGGAGTTACCGCCAACTAAGGATAAACCAAATAATCGCGTCTTTGATGATGTGATTGTTAATGAAATCAATAGATGCCTTGATTGCTATAAGAATGGACAAAGAGCTTATGTTATTGCTCAAGCTCATAAGAAGGATGAGGTATTATCTAAGCCAAAGAGCCGAATTTTCTATGGAAATGGAGTTGCTTTGACTGACTTGGTCAGAAGATATTACTTACCTATATTGCGAGTTATGCAATTTAATCCCAAAATTTCGGAATGTGCTGTTGGTGTCAACAGTCACGGACCTGAATGGCAGGAATTACATGAGCACATTTTCACATTTGGTGAAGATCGATTGATTGGTGGCGACTACGGCAAATATGATCAGAAATTACCATCTCAATTGATCTTTGCTGCTCTTCGGATTATGATGGATTTCGCACGTGAGTGCGATTATTCAGAGGAGGATTTGAAGGTCATGGAGGCCATGACAGGGGATATAGTTTACGCAATTATTGCTTATAATGGTGATTTGATTGGTTTAACTGAAGGGACCCACATTAGTGGTAATTCTCTCACAGTTATTATCAATGGCATTTGTGGAAGCTTAAATCTTCGTTGTTATTTCTATGAGAATAATCCTTCTCCGACTTTTGAGCAGCGTAAGAAATTCCGTGAGTTTGTCAAGCTTGTTACTTATGGTGACGATAATATTGGATCTGTAAGTAAGAGAATTGACAATTTCACGATCAAGGGAGCCTCTAAGTTTTTGGCGCGGTATGGTCAAACATATACGATGCCTGACAAAGAGAGTCCATTGGTTGATTTCTTACCACTTGAAGAGTTTGAGTTTCTTAAAAGGAAAAGTGTGTATCATCCTGATTTAGGT